TCATAGATGGTTCTATTCTTTTAGATTATGAAAATAAATGCACTGAGCCAATTGAACGTAGAGGATTTGATAATGCATATTGGATTTGGGAATATCCTAACTATGAAAAAAATTACATAGTAGTAGCCGACGTTGCCCGCGGGGATGGTGCCGACTGGTCTACTTTTCATGTTATTGATGTTGAATCGGTAGCACAAGTTGCAGAATATAAAGGTAAATTGCCACCTAAGGATTTTGGCAATATGTTAGTAACAGTTGCAACGGAATGGAACAATGCGTTATTAGCAATAGAAAATGCAAACATTGGATGGGCTGCAATTCAGCCGGCATTAGATAGAGGTTATGAAAATATATTTTATACATATAAAGATGATGGCTATGTTGATGTAGATGTGCAACTTAAAAAGGGTTATGATATGAAGGATAAATCACAAATGGTTCCCGGAGTATCAACAACCTCACGTACCCGGCCATTAATGATATCAGCACTCGAAATGTATATGCGAGAACGAACGCCAGTAATTCGGTCTAAACGATTAATACAAGAATTGTTTGTGTTTGTTTGGCTAAATGGAAAAGCACAAGCCCAAGGCGGATATAATGATGACCTCGTTATGTCTTTTTGTATTGGACTATGGTTACGAGATACGTCGCTTAAATTGCGACAACAAGGAATAGAACTTAATAAACGAGCATTATCGCAATTTCAAAAAACATCTGATCAGATTATATATACTAATCGAACACAAAATTCTGGAAAAGATTCATGGAATTGGAATGTGGGTGATAGTAATGAAGATTTGACTTGGTTGATACGATAATTACCGCAGTTCTACAACTAGTTATATTTATATTAAAATAGATAAAAATATGCCTACATTAAGAAAACGATTACAAAATCTCTTTGCTACGAACGTTATTGTTCGGGCGTACGGTAAAGATCGATTAAAAGTTGTTGATACTAATCGATTACAATCTCGTGGAAATTTAAATCAATCAAAAGTTGCAGATAGATATACTAGACTGCATGGTGCTAATAAACATCGCGTCGGCGGTATGGGTGGATATGATTCTAACTACTATATGCATCAGAATCGTATGCAACTTTATGCTGATTATGAAATGATGGACCGCGATCCTATTATTAGTTCGGCATTAGATATTTATGCAGATGAATCTACATTAGCAGATCAATTTGGAGATATATTAACAATAAAAACTAGTAACACTAGAATTCAAAAAATACTTTATAATTTATTCTATGATGTTTTAAACATAGAATTTAATTTATGGCCATGGATTAGAAACATGGTAAAATATGGCGATTTTTTCCTCAAAATGGATATTGCTGAAGAAATTGGTATTATTAATGTAAGGCCGTTTTCTAGTTATGAAATGGAACGTTGGGAAGAATATGATGAAGTAACTGGAGAATATAAAATTCAGTTTAAAAATATTGCAAATCAACAAGCAACATACGATGTTTTTGAAATTGCACATTTCCGAATGTTATCAGATTCTAATTTTTTGCCATATGGTAAATCAATGTTAGAAGGGGCACGACAAGAATTTCAAAAACTTATGATGTTAGAAGATGCAATGTTAATACATCGTATTATGCGAGCACCAGAAAAACGAATTTTTAAAATTGATATTGGTAATATTCCGCCAAATGAAGTTGATTCATTTATGGAACAAATCATTGTAAAAATGAAAAAAATTCCACATGTAGATCCAAATACAGGAAATTATAATTTAAAATTTAATCTTGCTAACATGTTAGAAGATTATTATTTACCTGTACGAGGAGGACAATCATCTACTGCAATTGATACATTACCAGGAATGACATTTACAGGGATCGATGATATCAATTATATTAAGCATAAAATGATGTCCGCTCTACGAATTCCAAAAGCTTTTTTAGGATTTGAAGAAGCCGTAGAAGGAAAAACTACATTAGCATCAATGGATATTCGATTTGCTAGAACTATTGAACGCATCCAAAAAATTGCTATGTCAGAATTATATAAAATTGCAATTGTACATTTATATGCACAGGGATTTGAAGGCGAAGATTTAATTGGATTTGAATTAGAATTAACTGCACCGTCAATTATTTACGATCAGCAAAAAGTTGCGTTAATGACCGAAAAAATGACATTAGCAACAGCAATGCGAGATAGTAAATTAGTTTCTGACAAATTTATATACGAATATATTTTTAATATGTCCGAAGATCAATGGTTGCAACAACGTACGGATGTAATTGAAGATCTTAAATTACGATTCCGTCAAAATCAAATCGAACAAGAAGGAAATGATCCAGCAATTACGGGAGTATCATTTGGAACGCCACATGATTTAGCATCAATTCATATGTCATCCGATGAAGTTGAAGAAAAAGACAAAGGCGGCCGTCCAAAAGAAGGAATTAAGTTTGGTCAACATAAAAATGAATTTGGTTGGGACCTAATGGGCAATAAAACAATTGATCAAGCATTTAGACCTGAAAATCAAAAATCAACATTTCAACCAGATCCTAGAGCAGAAAGATCCGTTAAACCAATTGCAGCAGAATCACACAGTATTTTACGATATCTTAAGAAATCAAAGTCATCTAATATTATTACTGAATCATTAAAAAATAAAAATCAACAACAATCTGATGAAGGTACGATGTTAGATGAAAATAATATTTTATAAATACAAACATATTTATTAAAAACCGAAATACTGTATAAGGCAATATGAAAAAATTAAAACATTCGAAATACAAAAATACCGGTATACTTTTTGAAATACTAGTTAGGAAACTAACGTCCGAAACATTATCTTCGAATAAAACAAAAACAGTTGATATTATAAAAAAGTATTTCGGACGCAATACAGAATTAGCAAAAGAATTACAACTTTATAATGCATTAAGTAAAGAACAACAATATAAAACAGATGCGCAAGGATTAGATTATATGCGAATGATTAAAGAATCGTATAAAAAATTAAATCAATCTGTTTTAAAACGTCAAAAGTATAACTTAGTAAAAGAAATTTCAGAAAAATTTGTATTTAATGACATTGCAAAAATTCATATTCCAAATTATAAAACAATGGCATCTATATACATGCTGTTTGAATATGAAGAATCTGATAATCCTAAACAATTATTAGAATGCAAACGTGCAATATTACAAACAGGAATTATTGCAAATAAATCTATAACTAAACGAGATGAATTGATTGAATCATATCAATCGCAACCAAAAGATATACGTTTATTATCATATAAACTATTAGTTGATAAATTTAATGAAAAATATTCTATATTAGATGAATCGCAAAAACAACTTTTGAACAAGTATATTACAAATGTTAATGATACATCTACATTAAAACGATATATTGAACAAATTATTCCACAAATTAAAAGTCAATTATTGCAACAATCAAAATTAGTATCAGATAAAGCTACACAAATTAAAGTAAAGAAACTTTCCGAAATGTTATGTACAGTTAAAAATATGAAATCAATTAAAGAATCACATGTGCTTTCATTGTTACGATATTATGATTTAATAAACGAATTAAAAGGATTACATTAATGAGATCGTTATTAAAAGAAATGGAAGAAAAGTTTGTTGAATTAGAAGAAACATCAGATATTGACAGTGCAGATGATAATACAAATGAAGATTTGGAAGAACAAAATGTAGCTGCAGCAGTAGCTCCAATATCAACTCCCAATTGGGTAGGTAAAGCAAAACGTTCAACAGTTACAGCGGGGGGCATGACAGTAGCAGAAGCAATGGATCGTAAATATGAATCAATCATTGAATCATATCGATCATATGCTACTGGTGATGCAAAATTAACACCTGAGTCTAAAATTAAACATACAATAAAAGAAGTTGCAAAACAGCTTCAAGAAATTGAAGAAACAGTAAAATACGCAAGTAAACTTAAAACAGAATCAGGCGTTGCAAGAAAAGGCTATGGTCCTTCCGTAGATAAAGCACTAAATAAAATATCGGAAAGACTAATTAAAATATCAGAGCGAGTAAGAGCATTAGGAGAATAAAATGTCAAAACAACTAATTGTAGAATATATGCCATTTAAACCCGTTGGTTCATTAACCGAATCAAGTGGCGCTGCATATGGAATACCTGGTGGTTTTGTTGTACAAGGAGTTTTGCAACGAGCAGGAGCTAAAAATCAAAATGGTCGTATATATCCAAAACGTATTTTAGAAAAAGAATGTCAACGTTATCAAATGGAATATATTGATCAACATAGAGCTTTAGGTGAATTGGATCACCCAGAATCATCAGTAGTAAACTTAAACAATGTTTCTCACAATGTTTTAAAAATTTGGTGGAAAGGTGATGATTTACATGGAGCAGTACAAATTTTAGATACGCCATCTGGCAAAATTCTTAAAGAACTATTTAGAGCAGGAATTACTTTAGGTATTTCTTCCCGCGGATTGGGTTCAGTAAAAGAACTACGAAATGAAGGTACGGTTGAAGTACAAGAAGATTTTGAATTAATATGTTGGGACTTTGTATCTAATCCGTCAACCCATGGGGCTTTTATGCGGCCTACGCACATGAATGAATCAGTTAATAAAATGGCACAACCAAATAAATATAATAAAGTAAACGACATCATTACATCGATTTTGTGTGAAGATGGTAAATGTAGGATAATATAATGAGAACGCCCAATTTAAAATTTATTTTAGAAACTATAATGCAAGATCAACCTGCACCAATGTCGGTACAAGAAAAACAAGCATTTAAAGAAGCTGTAAAAAACTTTTCTGCAATGGGAGATTCGGTATACGGTAAAGGCGATATTGAAGAAATTGTAGAACGCGTTAAACAAATCGTCGATGGTGCAGACAGAATCATGACCGAAGGAGATGATTGGTTTTCAAATTTGGCACTTAAAAAAGAAAATAAAAGAATGCTTGAAGATTATAAAGAATTTTCTGCAGCTGCAACACAACTCAAAGAAGCACAACAACGTATGTCAATTGCATATGAAAATATTGGTAATCATTTAAATCGTTTTTTTGATGTTGGTTAATTTGGATAGTTTAAAAAAAATCATTATAATATAGGTGCATGATGAGCAAATTTAAAAAATTATATCGAGACTTCTTTGGGTTGAACGAACAAAGCATGCCGGCGGCTAAAGAAGATTTGCCGAGATTTTCTGATGAAGATGTTGAAAATTTAAATAAAGCAAAAGATGCATATGTTGGAATAGCTAAGGCATTGGGAGAATCAGATTTAGATGAAGCACAATTGGTAAATAATTTAACTGATTATCGCGGCGGCGTTGAATACGTTCTTCGAGATCCTGTTACATCGGAGCAAGTTGCATCTGAAATTCAAGAATGGGCAGAACGCAAAGGTTTTACGGTAATTAAAAAAACAATTTCACCAACGGGCAAAATTGGATATTTTTATTTTAGATTAGGTCAAGACCCGGCCCTAGAATCACAAAAGTTACAAGGTTATTTAGCACAGAAACCAGAACTAAAACATTTTAGATTTAACGTAAGACAACAAGCTCCAAAAAAACCACAAGAGAAAATTTAATAGTTATATATGAATAAAAAACAAAAACAACATCAAATGATCGTACCAGGCAATTCTGTAGCCGTTAACGTAGTAAATCAAGATTTAGGATTTGCACTAAAAACTTGGAAACGAAAAGTAAAAGATTCGGGTGTATTAGAGTATGTTAAAGAAAATCGAACATTTACTAAACCAAGTGTTAAACGCAGAAATGACATATCAAAAGCAAGATATCGTCAACATATGCAAGATTTGCAAAACAAATTTTAATAAATTTTAAGAAAAATTTTTAAGTCCTAGCAAAAAGTTAGGACTTTTTTACTGTTTTTTAAAACATGCTCATATTTATTGTAGAATACGCTATTCATTCTTTATATAGCGTTTATACATAAAAAGTTAAATTCTATTAAGATTTCAAATAATCTTATTTCCAAAAAACAAATTTAGGAGAAAAAAATGGCAAAATCAGATTTGCTTAAACAAGCAATCGCGGATGCTAAAACAGTTAAAGAAACTGCATTAGCAAACGCAAAATTAGCTTTGCAAGAAGCATTTGCTCCAAGAATCCATAAAGTGTTTGCTGAAAAATTGAATGCCGAATTAATGGGCGAAGAAGATGAAGCAGACGCAATGGAAGCAGGAGCAGAAGCAGGAGCAGAAGCAGGAGCAGAGATGGGCGTAAAAGCAGGAGCAGAGATGGGCGACGATTTCAATTGGACAGATGATACCTTAGCAGCATCAGTTGGTGGTAAGGATTATAATTTTCAAGTTGGAATGGCAGGAGATGGAGAAGATGAAGAATTACCTGCAGAAGAAGAACCAGCTTCAGAAGAAGAAATGGCAGCTGAATACAATGAAGGGGCGGATATGTCAGGCACGGAGTTAGACATTTCAGAAATCATTCGTGAATTAGAAGAAGATGCCGCGATGGGAGCGGAAGAAGAAATGATGCCAACTGATATAGAAGAAGGTATGTATTTTGAAGATGAATTTAGTGATAAAGCAGGTATGAAAGATACGATGGACGCAGACACCAATGTTACATCTGATATTGATGAAATCATTGAAGCAATCTTACGTGAAGAAGGTGACATGGGAGCAGAAAAGCCAACAGCAACTGAAGATTCAGAAGTACTTGAAGCAATGGAAGCAGAATTAGATGCAAAAAATGAAGAACTTACAGAAGCATATCGCACAGTTAAACATCTTCAATCAGTTATCAACGAAGTAAATCTTCTTAACGCTAAATTGCTTTACACAAACAAATTGTTCCGTAATTTTGAATTGTCAGAATCTCAAAAAATGAAAGTAATTGAGAACTTTGACAGAGCTGCAAATACGCGTGAAGCAAAATTAGTTTTTGCTACATTGGCTGAAAGTTTTAAACGTCCAACCAAAAAACGTGTAGTTAAAGAGTCATATGCATCAAAAGCTACTACGACAACTGCACCAAGTAAACAAACAACACAAATTCTTTCTGAAGGTTTTGAAATGGCTAACAGATGGAAAAAATTAGCAGGATTATTGTAAAAACAAATTTAAAAAAAAAGGAAAACAAATGAGTATTTCTAATTTATTGCAAAGTCCAGATCGTTCACAACGAGCTGCGGCAATTGCAACCGTAAACAAATGGGAACGTACCGGACTTTTAGAAGGCCTTCGTACCGAAACCGAAAGAGCCGGAATGGCACAATTGCTTGAAAACCAAGCACGTCAATTAGTAAAAGAAGCTTCACAAACAGGTGTCGCTCAAGGATCTGAAGAATGGGCTGGTGTAGCACTTCCATTGGTACGTCGTATCTTTGCTGAATTTGCTGCAAAAGAATTCGTTTCAGTTCAACCAATGAACTTGCCATCGGGTCTTGTATTTTATCTAGACTTTAAATATGGTACAGCTCAACCAGGATTCGATGATGATAACTTAAACAGAACAGGCGATCCATTTGGTTCTCCAAATGCTGATGACTCAATGTTTGGTGTTACCACTACAAGTTCTGATCCAGATGGCGGTCTTTATGGTGCAGGTCGTTTTGGATATTCAATTAATTCAGTAACATCATCTGCATTAACTAGTACATCTGCTAATACAGGTTCTGGTGCTGGTGCAATTACCGATGCTGGCGTAGTTAATTATGATAGCGTTTATTCTGCATCATTATCAAGCTACAAAAAAGTAACCGTAAATGTTCCAACCGATGCTGATTTATATTCAGTTCGTTCTTGGACATTTGTTTCAGGCGCAGCTGCTACTGAAATTATTCCAGTACAAGCATTTTCAACTATTGACAGTAACTTTACTGCATCATTTGTTGTAACCACTGCACAAGCAACTGCAATTCAACTTGCAATTGCTGGTACAAACTTAAAATTACAATATAGCAAACAACCAACCGATGTTTCTAGAGGTGATTTTGAAGATAGAACTACGTATGATAATGGGTACAATGCAGATATTAGCATTCCAGAAATTAATCTTGAAATGCAATCAGATCCAATTGTTGCTAAAACACGTAAGTTGAAAGCAGTATGGACACCTGAATTTGCTCAAGATTTGAACGCATACCACTCAATTGACGCCGAAGCTGAATTGACTTCAATGTTGTCTGAGTATGTATCAATGGAAATCGATCTTGAAATTCTTGATATGTTGATTGCTGCAGCTCCTACAACTGAGTATTGGTCTGCATTGAACAACAACTTTTGGAATGGTTCAGGATTTACACAATCAGGTGCTGGTGCAGCTACTGCGGCCGGCGATGGATATTACAATACACAAGGTGGATGGTTCCAAACTTTGGGTACCAAACTTCAAAAAGTATCTAATAAAATTCACCAAAAAACATTGCGTGGTGGTGCTAACTTCCTTGTAACATCTCCTGCAGTTGCAACTATCCTTGAGTCTATCCCAGGATTTGCTGCTGATACAGATGGTAACAAAATGGAATTTGCTGCTGGCGTTCAAAAAATTGGTGCTATCAACAACCGTTATACCGTATACAAAAACCCATACATGACTGAGAATGTAATCCTTATGGGCTTCAGAGGTGCACAGTTCCTCGAAACAGGTGCTGTATTTGCTCCTTATATTCCATTGATTATGACTCCGCTTGTATACGATCCAGTGAACTTTACTCCACGTAAAGGTGTCATGACACGTTACGCGAAGAAAGTAGTTCGTCCTGAATTCTACGGAAAAGTATATGTTCATGGTCTTAATTCACTTTAATAGTTAACTTCGACTAGAATTAGCAATTAACGAATTAACTAATTAAACGAAAGAGGGTGGCTTCGGTCACCCTTTTTTACTGTTTATATATTTATATTAAAATGAAGTATGGCAGTAGAAAGAAACAAATATGAAATGTTTGCCGAAATTCGATATGACGGTCGACTGCTTGATGTGTTAGATCGAATTAGAGCAATTCGTTTAGTTCTAATGGTACATATTGAACAAGATCTTGGTACCGATCGAGAATTGATTAAAATAAAAATAATGACGCCGTATCCTGCAAGAAAAACATTTTATGCAATACGTCAATTATGTTTAGGCAAAATTGAAACTCTTAAATCGATGACATATCGAGAATCGACACTTACAAAACTATTGTAGTAAAAGGTTAGTTATGGCTACTCAAAATCGGGAAAAAACTCCACCTAAAACTGATATTAAATTTTCAATTACATTATCAGAAGAACAAAAAAAAGCAAAAGCAAAAATTTTAGAAACGCCATTTAACTTTATTTTGGGCAAAGCAGGTTCCGGTAAAACATTATTAGCAGTGCAAGTTGCATTAGATATGTTTTTTAAACGGCAAATCAATAAAATCATTATAACAAGACCAACTGTATCAAACGAAGATAACGGATTTCTTCCAGGATCTTTATCAGAAAAAATGGAACCATGGTTAGTTCCATTACGTAGCAATATGCGTAAGGTTTACAATAAACCAGAAATTTTAGAAAAAATGGAAAAAGAAGAAAATATCGAATTAGTTTCTTTAGCACATTTTAGGGGACGAACATTTGATCGCGCAGTTTGTATTGTAGATGAATTTCAAAATTTAACTAAACAGCAACTTCAAATGGTATTATCTCGATTAGGAAAAGAAAGTATAATGATATTAACGGGTGATAGATATCAAATTGATTTAAAATTCAGAAATGACTCAGCAGTTCATGAAGTTCCTAAACTAACTAAATCAAAATATGTTAATGAAATTATATTATTAGATAATCATCGACATCAAGCATTAGATGAAATTTTAAAACTTCTAAACGAAACATACTGATATTTATATGAAAAAGGAATGTAACAATGGATTATTCAGAAAATCGCCCAATATGGCCCGGAAGTTCTTCATTTATTCCCGGGGACACTCCATTTGGCTTTTTTGATTCCGATTCTACATTTCAGTTGCACGCTGATAAATTTGCTAAACATGCTGCTCAAGTATTAGGATATCCAATAATGGATGTCGAAATGCAGTCAATTAACTTTTATACTGCATTCGAATCGGCAGTTATTGAATATTCAAATCAAGTAAATCAAGTAAATATTGCTAATAATTTATTAAATACGTTAGGCGTTCAAACCGGATCCAGTTTTTTGCAAGGTAATAGTTTTACAGATTCATTAATTGGAAATTCATTTGGATATATTAGTAGAATATCAAAAGCATATGGTACTGAAGCCGATTCTGGAGGACATCTAAGATGGTATACTGCATCAATTGATGTTATTCCTGGCCAGCAAACATATAATATTAGAACTGCTATTTCAAAATCTTTAGGATTAGTATTAACCAGTAGTTCAATCGAAATTAAACGCGTATTGCATCAAATGCCCCCGGCGATCGTAAGATACTTTGATCCATTCGTTGGAACAGGTTTAGGATCTCAACAATTATTGGATGCATTTAATTTTGGCGGGTTTTCGCCATCGGTATCATTTATGATGATGCCAATTCATGCTGACTTATTTAGATTACAAGCAATTGAATTTAATGATATGGTTCGTAAATCATATTTTACATTTGAAGTACATGGCGATGATATAAAGTTTTATCCAGTACCATCAAGTGGTACCGGTAGTGCAGCATCTTCAATTTTTTATAAAAAAGTATGGATTGAATTTGTATTAGAAGAAGATAAAACTAATTCGGCTGTATTATATGGTAATTCCGCACTTATGCGAGGTGTTGTTACGGACGCATCAAATATACCATATACTTATCAAACATACAGTAGAATTAATGATATGGGGCGTGCGTGGATTTTTAAATACGCAACGGCAACTGCAAAGGAAATGTTAGGTTACATTCGAGGTAAGTATTCAAATGTACCTATTCCGAACGGCGAAGTAACACTCAACGGATCAGAATTAACATCTCAAGGTCAAACAGAAAAGGGAGAATTAATAACTCAATTACGAGAGTTTTTAGAAAAAATGACCAAAGAACAAATGATGACGCGACAAAATGCAGAATCAACACAAATGAATGAAATACTTGCAAAAGTTCCATTAAAAATATATCTAGGATAAGGAGTACATATGGCACTTTTTGGAACACAGAGAGATGCAAAGTTTTTAGCATCAATTAATCGCGAATTAATAAATTCAATTGTTGATACTGAAATTGAATTCTATAAACTTGTTGTAGAAAACACTGAATCTAATATATACGGCGAATCTGATGCAAAATCATATTATGATTCTGTGTTGTTACCTTGTATGATTACGAAAGACGATAAATCTGCAGTAATGGACGATTATGGTCATTCATATACTCGTACATTAACATTTGGGGTTTCGCGAGATTTATTAGAACGAGCAGATTTTTATCCCGAAGTAGGAGATATTGTATTTTGGGATAATGAATATTATGAATTAGATAACGTTGATGCAAATCAATATTTTACCGGCAAAAATCCAGAAACGTGGCCAAATGGAAATTCTCATGGTTATAGCGTTTCTGTACTATGTAATGCACATGCAACTAGACAAACACCATGGGGTATTACAAATTTAAGAAGAGGTGGAGATAATTCATCATTTTCGTATAAAGGATAACGATGCCTAGATTAAATAGAGAAAATATAGATCGAAAAACAAATAAACCTAATCCAAAATCAACGGAAGGGGTTACTGACGATCTACTATTAAATCGGGCAATGCAAACACGGCGAGATGATGATGTAATAAAATCTCCACAACGTACGTTATATGATATAGACTTTGCAATAAAATGGTTTATCGAAAATGAAATTCAACCACAAATTACAGCAAACCAACAGTTGATACCAGTACCGGTAATTTTTTCTAATGGCGAAAAATGGGATAATGTACGTAGATTAGGATATTTGCGAGATGAAAAAGGCATGTTACAATCTCCACTGATTATGTTAAAACGAAATTCAGTATCAGAACGGGATAATCAAAAAACATTGGATGTTAATAGACCATACCCTTCAAATTATATTATTCATTGTAACAAATATAACGCACGAAATCGTTATGAAGATGATTTATTTCCAATTCCTACAAATATTCCGGCCGAATCTCAACAAATACATATAGTAGATATTCCAAAATATGTTACGGTTGAATATGATATGATGTTATGGTGCGATTTTACATCGCAAATGAATGAATTAGTCGATCAAATTTTACCGTACGGACGATTTGCATGGGGCAATGATGGAAATAAATTTCAAACAACTATTGGTTCAATAAATTTTGAAACGGTAAATACGATAGGAGAAGATCGATTAATACGGGCAACTATACCATTAACAGTACTAGGAACGTTATTATCAGATTCGGAAGCTCGGATATCTACAATTAAAAAAATGTATTCACCTAAAAAAATATCATTCGACCAATATGTTGATGTTGGAGATACTAATATATTTCAAACTACTACAGTACCATTTGAAGTATTACAAGTTCAAAGTAGTGTATTTTCTGGAGCATCTGTCACAGTTGCTGGAGGCGGCGGCATAACAAATTTGACTCCAGACATTATGTTTTATTTAACTGCATTGCAAGAACGTCAAGCTACATTCATCGATGGCTCTACTGCGCAGTTAAATTTTGGTTCTGCAAAAAATCCTGTAACAAAATTAGGTGCAACATATCACGAATTTGATGTATTTGTTAATGGACAATATATTGATAAAGCATTATATAATTGGACACCGACGTTGGAAGCTCCGCAAACAATATTATTTAATACGATATTATTAGGATATACTATAACCCCCGCGGATACGATAATTGTTAAAGGGAGATGGGCGCAATGAGTCGCGGTAAATTAATATTTAATATATTACAGCTACCAACCGGATCATACGAAATAACAGGTTCATTTTTTGGTACAGCATCGTGGGCCGAATCAGCATCATATGCATTATTAGCAAAAACATCGTCGTATGCATTTTTTGCAACGTCAGCATCATTTTCCAATACCGCATCATATTCGTTAACAAGTATAAATACTGCATCGGTTAGTAATTCGACTATTACATTTACACGCGGCAATGGGACTACATTTCCTGTTACAGTTAATAACGTAGTAAATTCAATATCTTCAAGTTATGCAGTGACAGCTTCATTTGCACTTAACGGCGGCGGCGGTGCAACATTTCCGTTTTCTGGAAGCGCAGTTATTACAGGGTCATTAGAAATTAAAAGTGACATTAACAATGCATTTTTAATTAAAAATTTTAATAATGAACCCATATTAACGGTATCACAAAGTGGAGTTGTAATAGTAGCAACACATAGTGTCGAATTATCAGGATCTGCACCAAATGGAGCAATTTATTTTACGTCTGCATCTTTTTTTGTAGGTTTAGATTGATGCTTATATTTATTATAAAATAGGAACATAAAACATGGCAACTTGGAAAAAAGTAGTAGTATCGGGAAGTAATATTTCGCAATTAAATAACGATGCTGGATATTTAACATCAGTAACGGCACAAAATTCATTTGTTACGATGTCAATTAATGGCACGAATGTATTAGCAGATAGTGCAGTAGATACATTAACATTTGCATCATCATCGGGAGCTGGATTAAATATATCTGGCAATGCCGGTACAGATACTATCACATTTACATTAGGTAGTATTCCAAATTTAAGTTTAGCAAATTCATCTATAACAATCGCCGGCAATGCAACATCTTTGGGTGGTAGCATAACTCAAACACAAATATTAGCAGGTAGCACCGTAGTATCGGCATCAGTGTTATCTAGTCCAGGACAAGGCCAAGCATTACTTACAACAAATGGTGTAGCTGGATCAACTATAGATTTAGGATTAGAAACAACAGATTCTCCTTCATTTGTTGGTTTAACTTTAACAGGTAATTTAGTTGTATTAGGTACTGCATCATTTCAAAACACTGCAAACTTGCTTGTTGCAGATCGTTTTGTATTGTTTGCATCTGGATCTAATACTGCAGGAGATGGTGGTATTGTAGTTCAACAAGGTACTCAAAACATTGGTGAATTGTATGGATATGATTCTGGTACTACGCGATGGGGCTTTACATCATCATTTAATGCAACGGATAACTCATTCACACCAGCAGTGTACGCAGGTGCAGTAGAAACAAGTGTTACTACACCGTCTCCGGCGCCATTATATGGTGGTACTAGTAATGGGCATGGAACAATTCACGTTGATACATTGAGCGGTGATATTTACATTTATTCATAAAACGCAATAACAAGTTATGAGCATAATCGACAAATTAAAATCAAAAGCAGAAACACAAACAGCATCACAATTAACAAAACAAGAAATTGAATTTTTGTTGATGCTGCTTAAAGATGTTTCTATTCGTGGAGAACAAGTAGAAACATTCTACAATATCATACTAAAATTGCAAGAACAATATCTAAAACAGTGATATTTATTATAAATGTTGTAGGCCGCAAGGAAGTGGGCACACGCACGGCATAAGTGTATGTAACCAACCACAGCACAAAAGGAACACGTATGCCAAACTGGAAAAAGATCATAGTATCAGGTTCTGATGCTGCATTAAATTCATTATATGCTCCAAGCATAACCGGATCGTTACTTGGAACTGCTTCATTTGCTACAAGCGCTTCATATGCTCCAAGTACACCTGCATTCCCTTATACGGGTTCTGCAGAAATTACAGGTTCATTAGGCGTAACTGGATCATTAGCTAACGGCAATTCTGTATTAGCTTCAGGCCCATATTCTCATGCAGAAGGTAACTCTACTCAAGCCGTAGGTGATTATTCACATGCAGAAGGTGACACTACTCAAGCCGTAGGTGGTGCGTCTCATGCTGAAGGTTATGATACTCAAGCCGTAGGTTCATTTTCTCACGCTGAAGGCGGCAATACTAAGACAGGAACACAAAACGCATACTATGCACAATCAGTAGCATCGGGTATTATAACACTGCCAAGTTCTTATGGTGATATAGCTGGTAATTTTGGAACAGACAATCAATTGTATTTGTATGATGAACCATTTGATTCCAATTACGGCGGAGCTATATTCATCATTAGCCAATCATACTTTGATTCTAATCTCCTGAATTTTAATACAATAATAGAGCTATATGATACATCGGTAACTACAACTACTGCTTATGTTGGAGATTTAGGACAAGGGATAAATAACTGGGGTGGTGATCAAACTATACCAGGAGATTATTCACACGCAGAAGGTGCAAGTACTCACGCCATAGGTGTTGCGTCTCATGCTGAAGGTGACAATACTCAAGCCGTAGGATATGTATCTCACGCAGAAGGTGTCCTTACTCAAGCCGTAGGATATGCATCTCATGCAGAAGGTCGATCTACTCAAGCCGTAGGATATGCATCTCATGCAGAAGGAAGGGGTACTCAAGCCGTAGGTGATGCGTCTCATGCTGAAGGTGAAGGTACTCAAGCCGTAGGATATTATTCACACGCAGAAGGTTATGATACTCAAGCCATAGGATATTATTCACACGCAGAAGGTTATGAGACTCAAGCCGTAGGATATGCATCTCATGCAGAAGGATTAGGCACAATAGCCTCAGGCTCATACCAACATGTAACAGGTCAATACAATGTACCTATATCCGATCCTTCTTCATTTGTTGTAGGTAACGGTGCAGATGTTAGTAATCGAAGCAACCTGCTAGTTGCCCATGGTAATACTGTACAAGTAACGGGAAGTACGGAGATTACAGGCTCATTAGGCGTAACTGGATCATTTAGTGTTCAAACATATGATGGAGCAAATTACGTTACTGCAATTGAAGTAAATGATAATAAAAGAAATATTAATGATATATCAGGTGTTAGTAGTGTAAATGCTAACAGTAGAATATTATATGACGGTGTAAACACTGATAGTATTAATTGGAACAGTAGAGACTTAATAGATTCATCAAACACTGCAGTTTTTAATTGGGATGCATTTGCTCTTAACTATAAAATAGAAACAAACACATACTTAAAAAGATTCATTGATCTAGGTACCCAAGAGGCATTTTCAGATGTACCAACAATAGGTAATTTTAATTATGAAGGAGAAGTAATAGAAGGAATATTAGATAATAATGTAGCCCAATTTGATCTAGTATATTTAGAAAAAACAGATGGTATGTGGTATCAAGTTACTCAGGGAACTGATAATTGCTCTAGACTTTTAGGAATATGTGCAGAAACTGGTGTTAGCCCTAAAGTTATTTTAGAAGGATCAATTACAGTGAATGATGGTTCATATACTGATACGCCACAAGTTCAATATATTGACAATGGATCACCAATATACATTAAAGAAAGTGCAGGAAATACAATGTCAATAATAGTGCCTACAACTGCAGGGCAGTATGTTAGAATTTTAGGTCATGCATATTACCAAAACACTAATAACTCCGCATATTGGACAATGAAATTTAGACCATCTAATGATTGGGTAGTAATATAACATGGCAAATAAATCAGGCGTACCAGTAGAAAATATTATCAGCATTGCAGGTGTAGCAGCAACATCTATAACTAGTTTAGTAGGCATCCCAACTACATCTTTACCAGGTTGGCCAAGTAGCGGACCAACATGTATAGATTCAGTTTTTAGTTACGGTGGAGCACCTGGTATAGCATGTTCTGCCGGAGCTTCATTTTATAGTTTTGACTCTACAAATAATTTACTTTATAATTTTGGTAGTTGTGGAGGTGATTATGCACCTGAAGGTTTTTATTCTGACGGCACAGTGATATACTGGTGGCATACCGTTGGTAGAGATTTAGTTTGGGAAGTTATTGGAGAATGTGGATAAAAACTTGTCTCCCTAAAAAATTTTTTTTATATTTAACGAAAAAATAGGTTATGTTATATAAAACGTCTAATAAAGATCTTGTTTATAAAGAAATTAAAAAACTTAAACCACTAAACTATAATCAATTTAAGTGGTGGAGACGTTTTGATACCAAATCAAAACCACTTCCTAAAGATGCTACGTTTCTTCAACGTATTCAAAACGGTGAATATGAATTTTCCCACTATTTTTGGCAATGGAAATTAACCGAAATTGAATTAAACGATGCATATGAAAAATACAATGGAAACATTCAAATGATGCTTGAAAAAAACGGAGTTGACTTTGCTCGTAGAAAACGTTTAATGGAAGATTTTAACAAGGATGAAGCTGACCGACTAGAGGCACTTAAAAAAGGATTTTTACGTGAATTTGATATGACGTCTGATGACTATGAAAATAGTCTTTTAAAATTTGATGGGACTACTGAAGAATTTTTAAACGACAAAACTTTATCTGCTATAGAAACAGTAGATGGACACAATTTAATTGTTAATGTATATGTTAATGATATATGTTACGGACTAAATGTTGATATGTCAAACGTAGTAGCAGGCACCACATTAACTAAACGGGAAGATTTTATCGTAGATGGAGATATGCTTATAGTAGATACATTGTCTCTTGATATTGCAAAAACAGAAATGCTTGGATAATTTAATTATTTTCATTATAATATCAAGAAAAGGTTATTTATGACTCGAAAATTAGATAAAGAACATCTAGATGAAATTCAAGCATTACGAGATTCGTTTGCGCAAAACTCTCAATTACTAGGAAATTTATATATTGAAGAATTTTCGTTGCAACAACAGCTTCGGCAAATAGATGCACAACGAGAAGAACAAATGAAACGGTTTGTTGATTTGCGCAAACAAGAAGAAGAATTGTTAGAAAAAATGCGTAATCGTTATGGCGATGGTCAAATAAATATTGGCCAAGGTACATTTACTCCTACTGCGTAAGGTTTGGACGCAACACATTATATTTATAAGAAAATCATTAGGAGACATAAATGGCAGAAAGAATAGTATCGCCTGGCGTATTTACCCGGGAGATTGATCAATCATTTTTAACATTAGGGATACAAACTATAGGTGCTGCAATTGTCGGACCAACAGTAAAAGGTCCGGTATTAGTACCAACTAAAATTACAAGCGTATTGCAGTTTAATCAAGTATTTGGTTCAAATACTGCAGATAATTATCTTGTACCATTAGCAGTAAAAGATTATTTAAACAACGGTCAAGTAATTACCGTAACTAGAATTTTATACGAAGATGGTTATTATTTAAATCGAGGTGCCTTGGCAATTGTTGCCGAATCTGGCTCCGGTATGGATTTAGTTAAAAAAGTAACTCACATTTTGCACCCAACTCAACCGGTAACAACGGTTGGATTAGCAGGTCCATTATTTGAATCATCATCATTATTATACAATGCATCATTAACTAATGGTTCATTTTGCTTAAAAGTTTCTGGATCATATTCAGCGCCACAAAATTCAGCTATAGGATTTTCATCATTTACTGCAACAGATCTAACAACAGGAATTTCAGCATCAATTGTTAGCTCAGCAAACAATTATATTAAAACGGTATTTGGTGATACGCCAAATTCTAAAAAATATCCATTGTATGTTCAATATGAAGCAAAAGATGCATGGCAAGATTTCGTAGATATAACTAAAGTAACAGCATCATTACAAATTATCAACAATTACGAGTTTTTACAAGATTATAATGTAGCTTCAACACCATGGATTACGTCACAAAAAATCGGCGCTAATGTTACAGATTTATTTAGATTTCATACATTATCACATGGAACTTCAGTAAGTCATGAAGTAAAAGTCGGAATTAAAGATATTAAAATAGCATCAGGTGTATCAGGAACTGGTACAGAATTAGGTCTGGCTGATACATATAGCACATTTGTTGTTCAGCTTCGACGAGTTAATACACAAACTCCGGGAATCTTAGGAGGATCACCATATTCTTCAAATGACACAGATACAGGAACTCAAGATATTATTCAAGAATGGGAAGTTAATTTAGATCCAGCATCACCTAAATACATTGCAAAAGTAATTGGCGATAGCTATATTTCAGTTAACGATGATGGTCAAGTTTTATTTAACGGAAGCTATGCTACAAATAATAATTTTATTCGAGTAGAAGTATCAGAAGACGTTAAAAACAAAGTTATTGATAGAACATTGATTCCATTTGGATTTCGAGCACCATATGCTCCAATTCCATTAGTATCATCTAGTTTATCTTTGCCAAAAACAACATATAGAACAGATCAATTACTTAACGGAACATATTCGGGTGGAATATTCCATGGATTTGATTATACGGTTGCTAGTAACATGAATTATTTAGCACCAATTCCAACATCTGGATCAAACACGGGTAGTTCGATTGATTTTTACTTAGGTGATGTTCTTCAAGCAACTGCATCAAATTTTCCAAATGCAACAAGTCCATACACAGGTTCATTAGATGCAGCATTAAATGGAACAACATTTATTACTAATGTAAAATTATCTACTAGAAAATTTATGGTACCATTTCAAGGTGGCTTCGATGGAGCTCGTCCTAATTTACCAAAATATTCTGGTGAGTATATTGCATCAAATAACACATATGGATTTGATTGTCAAACATCAACGTCGACAGGTACTAAAGCATATAATAAAGCATTTTCAGTATTAAGTAATACCGATTATTATGATATGAATTTGCTTACTACTCCAGGACTTATTGATAGTTTGCATTCATCAGCAACATCATTAGCAAGAACATTATGTCAGACCCGTCAGGATACGTTTTACATAATGGATTCAAATCAAATTAATGATAGCATCGCAACCGTAACGGCACAAGTAAGCACCATAGATTCGAATTATACGGCAGTTTATTGGCCGTGGTTGCAGACAGTCAATTCTGATACGCAAGCAACGATATTTGTTCCGCCGTCAGTATTATTAGCTAATGTATTGGCATATAATGATAAATTTTCTGCTCCATGGTATGCTCCTGCAGGATTATCCCGAGGAAATATTGTTTCTGCAACAGGAACAAAAATTCCTTTAGCTCAAGCAGATAGAGATGCATTGTATCAATCTAGAGTTAATCCGATTGCAAACTTTGGTTCAGCGAATGGAGGAATTGTTGTGTGGGGTCAAAAGACATTACAAGCTCGTCCAAGTGCGTTAGATAGAATCAATGTAAGACGATTATTAATTACCGTTAAGAAGTTTATTGCATCATCTACGAGATATTTAGTATTTGAACAAAACTCGGTTCAGACTCGCGAAAAATTCTTAGCAATAGTTAATCCATATATGGAGTCAGTGCGCGTTCAACAAGGTTTGTATGCGTTCCGAGTTATTATGAATGATAAAAATAATACTCCGGATCTAATTGATCAAAATATATTATATGGTCAAATATTTTTACAGCCAACTAGAACAGCTGAATTTGTTGTGTTAGATTTCAATATTCAACCAACGGGCGCAGCATTTCCAGAATCAGCGTAAGATAAACATTAAAAGGTAGAATTTCGGTTCTACCTTTTTTACTGATCATCATATTTATATAAAAAAAGGAATACGAACATGGCAGGTTTATATGATAATAGAAATCCGAACTTAGCGATCACCGACTCCGATATAATGTTCAGTAGGGCTTTCTCGTGGGAGCCTAAAAGACAACATCATTTCGTGTTATCGATACCGGATATTCCAGCATATTTAGTAAAAACATCAGGTAAGCCACAAATTAGTAATGGTGAAGTAGCATTGGATTTAATTAACATTAAACGATATGTTAAAGGAAAATCAGAATGGAACACCATACAAATGACACTTTATGATCCAATTGTTCCATCTGGTGCACAAGCTGTAATGGAGTGGATTCGTTTACATCATGAATCATCTACCGGTAGAGATGGTTATTCATCATTTTACAAAAAACAAATTAAATTATCACAACTTTCTCCATTGGGCGAAACAGTTGAAGAATGGATTTTAAATGGTGCATTCCTAACAGACGCTGAATTTGGTACCTATGATTGGGCGAGTGATTCGGTTCAAGAAATATCAATAACAGTACGTTATGATTGGGCATTCTTAAGCTTCTAAAATAAAATTAATGGGGGCTTCGGCCCCCTTTTTAATAAAAGGTTATAAACAAGGAAAATATGGACAACAAAGCTACAACGAGATTAGGGTCTCAAGATCTAGTAAACATTGCACGTCAGCAATACGAAAACAAACAACGAAGTAAAATACCAACAATTATTGCAAAATTAGCATCGGGTGGTAAAATTTATCCAAAATCGCATCCTTTACACGATGGGACATTAGAACTTCGATATATGACTGCATATGATGAAGACATTTTAACTAATTCATCATACATTCGAGAAGGAGTAGTATTTGATAAATTGTTGCAATCAATTATAATGTCAGATGTCAACGTAAATGATATTTGTAGTGTTGATAAAGATGGATTAATTCTTAATGCGCGAGTAATGGCCTATGGACCCGAATACTCAGTACAAGTTCAAGATCCAAAAACCGGAAACATGTTAGATCGTACAATTGATTTAACAGAAGTACAATTTAAACTATTTAATTTAGTTGCAGATGATGCTGGCGAATTTACATATCAAATAAACCCTGAAACTACAATTAAATTTGCATATCCAAAAACAGAAATAACACAAGAAACGGTTTCTGAAACAATTAACAATTTAATTACCGAAGTTAATGGAATTAGAGATCGAGCAGCAATTGAAAATTTTATTCGTTATGAATTTTTTGCAAAAGATGCAAAACGATTTCGAGAATATGTAAAAGAAAATGCACCAGGTGTTGATTATGAAATGAATTTTGAAGGTGAAGATGGGAGCACCTTCAAAGCAATGTTTCCAGTTAACTCAAACCTTTTTTGGTTTTAATGCATCATACCGACTACAGTTACAAGAAACTATTTTTAATATGATTTGGTTTGGCGAAGGTCGGTGGGACTGGGATACGATATACAATATGCCCGTATTTATTCGAAACTATTGGATTAAACGAATCAATGATATTTCAAACACGCGCGCGGAACAAATTAAACAACAAACAGCTAATCAAAAATCTAAAAGATAAATATTTATTATAAAAGAATAAGTACATGGGATTAATTGACGATATAAATGCAATGATTGGTTCTGCGAACAATGCAGGTAAACAACGTGCAATGCAGAGCATTACGGCTGGATTACAAGACCAATTAACCACATTTGATACCGTATTTAAAGATTTAACCATATTAGAATCTCGTTTTAGTCAGTTTCAAACAAATATGGGACTAACTATCGATCAAGTGGCTACGCTTGGTAAAAATATGGATGATATTGCTGAGCGACTTGGAATGGGAGGCGAAGCACTTCAAGCAGTTACAAAAGGTCTTAAAAATCTAATTGGGCCTTTTTCGAAAATAGCTGATTTATCAACGCGAGCGGCCGGAAACATGTACGGCCAAGATCTAATAAAAACATCTAAAGCATTGAGAATGAATTTGCGATTAAGTGATGATATTGCAAATAAATACATAGAAATGGCATCGCAAAGTGGAAAAAGTTTAGAAAGAACTTTAGCAGATCACATTAGTATATCTAATTATATTGAAGAGCAAGTAGTCGATATCGAAGTCACACAAGAAATGATATCAGATATAGCAAGTCAAACTGCAGATATTTCATTACATTATGGCAAAATGCCTGGTTCATTAGAATTAGCTGTTATAAAATCTAAACAGCTTGGTATAAATATGGCTCAATTAAATACCACCGGACAAAATTTATTAAACATCGAATCTAGCATCGGACAAGAAATGGAATATCAATTATTATCTGGTCGAAGATTAGTTGATGAAGTATCTGGAGAAAGTTTGACAAATGCATATCGAGCTGCTACTATTCAAGGAGATGCAAATAAACAAGCCATGTTGATGAATAAAATCATTTCACAAGAAGGCGAAACATTAAAAAATAATTTATTTGCTCGTCAACAAATGGCAAGTCTTTTACAAACAGATGAAGCTACTATAGCAAAAATGATAAAAAAGCAAGATATCTTAAAAAAACTTGATCCGGGCGGCAAATTGATGGGACTTGAAGGCGATGCATTAGCAGCTAAACTAGCTACCTTAGGTGGAACACAGGATGAAATTGCTGATGTCTTGAAGGCAAATGATATGCGTACGACGGATGAAAAAGTTGCAGATGCAATGGATATATTGACTACGAGAGGTATTAAACTTCAAGGTTTAGATTATTCCGCATTGATGAATTCCGGATCGCAAGGTCGCGTAGGAGGTGTAAATACCATAGGTGATTTTCTCACGAGCTTAATTGATTCCACCACGGTTACCGCCGCCCAAGGCGCGCAATCAGTGAGATTTACTGGCAAGGTCGGCACCGCTGTTGCGAGCGCCCCCGGGGGCGTTGGCGGATTATTAGTTGGCGGTAAGCCAATAAACAAAACCAATCCAATGCCAACATTAGTTGTAGGAACAGAGGAGGCGGCCGACTTCTATTCTGGCCCAGGAGGCGGCAGAATGTTAATAACGCCCGAAGGTACCTTTAATCTACATCGCGACGACAGCGTCTTCGGCGGAACTAATCTATTTGGAGGTAAAGGCGGAGGCGATGTTATGCAAAATAATAATAATGTAGTTATGGGCGGAACTAATCTATTTGGAGGTAAAGGCGGAGGCGATGTTATGCAATTTGCAGCAGCTGTTGTAGCTGCAATTAACAATCAAACACGAGAATTAAAAGCAGATCCAGTTTTTGGACGAGGCTTATCAAATTCATATTACGGATAACAACATGATTAACCCGACCACACAAGCAGGTTCGCAATTTAATGCCCCATATGATTTATTGCCTAATGCAATATTAACGAATCCTACGGTTGGAGCTATAAGTCAATTTTCTAAACCAATTGTTTTAGGACAAATTAATACGTATAACATATTACCAGACAATACATATTCAAACACTACAATCGCAGCACCAGCACAATTTATAACGCCATTAGTATTAGGACAATTTAATACGTATGATATTTTACCAAATACTTTATATACAAATCCTACTATTGCTGCTACTGGACAATTTTCACAGCCCATAATATTAGGACAATATGATACATTTAACTATGTAACAACTAATGATATTATAACACCCAATACTATGTTGCCAACAATGCAACAATTTATACAATCACTAACATTGGGACAGTATGATACATTTAATTATACATCAAGCAATGATTTTATTCCTAATCCAACGGTTGGAGCAGGCCAATTTTCTCCAACGATTGTATTAGGTACTGAACCAACATTTAATTATACATCAAGCAATGATTTTATTCCTAATCCAACGGTTGGAGCAGGCCAATTTTCTCCAACGATTGTATTAGGTACTGAACCAACATTTAATTATACATCAAGCAATGATTTTATTCCTAATCCAACGGTTGGAGCAGGCCAATTTTCTCCAACGATTGTATTAGGTACTGAACCAACATTTAATTATACATCAAGCAATGATTTTATACTAAATGCATTTAATGCAAATAATTGGGGCGACCAAGACGGACTTGCTTTATTGTCAGGATCTACCAAAAATCCAACGTTGGTTGACAATACGTGGGGATTTGGAGCTGTAAATCCTGGGGTTGCAGTACAAAACCCTGCCGGAGAAACAATAATTGTATCACAATTTAAAGATCCAATAGTATTATCATCATATACATCGACGATCGGCGTTGATCCAGCAATCGGCATCAATACAAATATTACACCAAAAAGTGTTGTTGCAAATTTATTAGGATTTGGTGCGTCAGCAATAGGTTCATTAGCAGGCATTCCGCAAGTTTCACAAGTAGGTCAAACTGCATTAGGCATGTTTGATTCTACTAATGCATATTTAACATTGGCTAAAGATCGATTGACGCGAAGAGGAATACGTCAATATATCAAATATCCAGATTTTAGATCAACATTTACATTTCCAAAAGGAGATAATTTTGGAGAAACTAATTCAACATTTACCACACCAGATCAGTCAATTGCATATTTTACTAGTAGACGCATCGATGGCTTAGCAGCATCGTTGCGTTTTGGTATGCAAAAATCATGGAAATCAATAGTGTATGCCGCAGCTGCAGTAACACCAGTTGGTCCATATAGTGTGTTTAATTTAGATGGTTTTGGAAATACTGGTTACGGATGGGGTGATCATGATAATCCTGATGCATTTCGCAATGATTTTACCATACGTAGCCATGTAGCAACAACATGGGAACCATCAAAAACTGTTACAATATCCGAAAAACAAAAAAGCGGCGGAACACTTAAAACTCAAAAATTACAAAAAGGACATTGGCGTCCATCAAAAGCACCGCAAGATGTTATTATACCATTTCGCGGAGACAAAGTATCTGTTATTGATTTTGGACAACGAACACTTAAAGAAGCATATCGATGGAAACCTAAGCGCGCGCTAGAACTATTTGATAAACAATCAATAACGCAAGATTTTATAAAATTTTATTTAACAGGGCCAAAGTTGCATAATGGCTTATTAGCAAATGATTTTGATCAAAATGATTCAGAAACAGACGATATCATCGTATTTAGAGCTCATATAACAAATTTTGATGATAGTTTTACCTCCAACTGGAGTCCAGTACATATGATCGGACGGGCTGATCCAAATTATACATATACAGGATTTACACGAGATGTTAGTGTATCATTTGATGTATATGCAACTGATCGAGATGAAGTAAAACCAATATGGCGAAAATTAAATGCACTTGCTGGATATACTACACCGACGTATGATCCAGAATCAATTGCAATGATTGCACCATGGATGCGACTTACAATTGGAGATTTATTTGTGCAACAACCAGTAACATTGACGCAGGTATCATATACATTTGGAATGGATGCCCCGTGGGAAATTAATATTGAAGAAGACCCAACTATGATGCAAGTTCCATTGAAAATTGGCGTTACATTGCAGTTTAATATGCTCACTGATTATTTACCACAGAAAAATGGACGTTTCTATACATTAGCTAAACGATTTGATGGTACTGCTACACCTAAACGAGGAAATGATAACTGGTTAAGTGATTCTGAAGATAATGTTGATATTGAAACTAAAATAAAAGATAAAGAAGATAAAAAAGATTCGGTAAGAAAAGGAAAAGCAAAAGGTTTTTAATTAAAAAAAAATTAACATGAGTAGATATAATTCAACCCCAGAAATTCAAGATGTAAACGGAAAACGCCGTATGGCATCTACAATCGTACCATCATTTCCTTCTAGTACGTTCGATGTATATATACGAACTACTAGCGTAGAACGTTTAGATAATTTAGCATATCGATTTTATCAAGATTCAACTCTTTGGTGGATAATTGCTGCAGCAAATGGATTAGGTAAAGGCTCATTGATGGTGCCATCAAATACGCCATTGCGTATACCTAGTAAATCAAACTATCAACAAATTTTAAACAGTTATAATATAAGATAAAAATGGACGGAAATATATTTTATTCAGAAGTTGATAAAAATTTAAAAGAAGAACTTAATGCTCGAGGTAAAGCATTTCGTACCAGAGATGAAAATTCATTAAATTTTATGTTATCAAAAATAGCAAATGTAGAAATAACTGCATATGCAACAACTAGTTCTAAATCAAATGTAGCCGGTGTATTGGGCGGAACGCAAGTACAACATGGCAGATATTTACCAACGGGCCTGGATGGATATCTAAATTCGAATCGACAATATAAACGTTCTGAACTTAAATTTAACGATCTTCGCGGAACAGTATATGCATCAGAATCATTGCATAATGATAAAAGTATGCGTACCGGACCATATGTTACTGCAGTCGACTGTACAATTGGCGATCATTCAATGGGGTTATTAAATAAAGCATCGTTAAATATTGTTATCCCGAATCCGGAACGAGATTTAGATGCATTTGAAGAAGTATGGATGCGACCAGGTCGATATGCAAAAATTGAAATAGTACACCCAACAACTGCCATAGCAGCTTCAGTAGAAACAAATGGTGGATTATTAACTTCATTAGTGATTCCGAATAAAGAAAAATTAAAACAATTATATCCAGACTGGGATTTAGATGAATTAGAACGTATTACTCGCGAAATGCGAAGATTTATATTCGAAGGTTTAATTGTTTCATTTAATTTATCATATACTAAAGATGGTACCGTCGAAGTTTCTTTAAATTTAACAGGAACTAGTAACATTTATACTAATATATCAATGTATATAAACGATGAACTAAATAAAAAACAAAATACATCTAGTAATCCAGCAACGGCAGCAATTATACCAACTGGTTCGGCTGATTTTTACGGATTATTATATGATCGATTTGAAACAATTGTAAGTGAATCTAAAGCTGCAGATCCAGCAACTGCAAAATTAACTAAATTTTTATTACCATATCGAGCACAACTGCCCGCTCCGTTTGTAACTACTAATAATTATTCAACGGATCGATTTATTTTAAAAGGAGAACAGTATCCCGCATCAATGACTGAGTTGGGAGCATCATTTCCTGATGCAACATTATCTAATGATGCTAGATATATAACATTAGGAGCATTAATTGATCATATCAATGCATATGTTTTAAATAAACTACCAGGCGCACAAATAATTTGTACCGATGTAGAATGTTTTAGTGTATACTACCCATTAATGGTATCCTCAAATCCAAATTCAATACTATTTTTGCCAAAAACTACAAATATGTCTCGACCATTCTCGCCAGATTATCATGTATATGGCGATTTGATTTATTATCACGATGTAGTTTCGCAATTGTATGCTAATTCTATTAATACCGAAGAATTAAAACAAAGAGGGTTATGGCAAGAATGGCCTGGAATATATGAAAGAAATGCTGATAATACTGGTAAGGTATTTCCATCTAGAATTTTTATAAATTTGGAAACGATTGAAACTTTAATTAATAATATGAGTCAACGTAATTCAATTGCATTTTCAGTAGATGCATTTTTAAAAAATATATGTACTTTAATATCCGAAGCTTCAGGTAATGCTATTAACTTAACATTAGTTACATATCCATATGATATGACTAAATTATATTTAACAGATAGTAAGTTCGTACGAGTTCCAGCTGATACTAAAAATGTAGTAGCATATTCAGTACCAATGTTTGCAAATCACAAACACGGAACAATTGTGCACGATTTTCAATTTCAATCACAATTACCAGAATCTGCGAAAAATCTTTCATATGTATTAAATTCTACTTCGGTAGTATCAGAAGAAGATATTGCACCGTATATGAATTTTATGTATAACGCAAAAAATCCAGCTGAAATAAATAATATCTTAGCAAGATACAATGCATTTCATGTTACAGCTAGTGCCAATCTTGACGCGGCAAAATCAGAGTATGGATTATCGCCTGATGTACCGGCAATTCAAACTAAATTAGTTGCAGCACTAAAACGATATATTCAATATCCAACAAGCGATATCAAACAAACTAATTTACTTGCGGCACCATTATTTCCGTTTACTGTAAATTTTACCATCGATGGAATTAATGGTTTTAGATATGGAGATGTTTTAACATTCGACGGATTACCTGCAAAATACCAAATAAACACGGTATTTAGTATAATAGGAATATCACATACTGTATCGAATCAGGGTGAATGGAAAACTCAAATAACATGTATACAACGACCAAAAATTGAATAATATGGCTAGATTAAAAACATTTTATACGGCAGATGAAATTATTACTAATTTATATACTAGTGGTAGTGAATTCATGACTGAAGATAATAATGAATATGTCGGTGCATATCATGCATATACTACTGGAGAACGTTATACATATGCAACATGGAATAGTAAAATATCTAAAAAATTAATTACATACGTTGCATATGATTTAACTAATGATATATATCGAAAATTAAAACCAAATATTAATGTTCAATATGAAACGCCTCGAGGCGGAACGCCTGTAGTAACAAAGAAAGATATCGATGCCGGCTTCATAACACGTTATTTTTTACAGCGTATTAATGATCCAACAATATTGGAAGTATCTCAAACGACATATGAAAACTGGGCATCAAATATTATTGATAAAAAAATGTATAATGCTGCACAAATTCAATGGCAGATAACAGGTAACATAGAAGATTCAATAAATTTAGGTGCATCCAGGCCTGGCGTAATTACCCAAAACAAATTAGCAGTACAAACAGCAAGCAAATCAATATCAGATTTGTCAACATTACTTACAAATTTTACACAATTTTATACAGATGTTGATTTTTTTATTCCAATAGACATTAATCGATTGGATTCTTAAGATTTTTTTCTTATTATTCATATATGATTGTGGATACTATAGAAGATGCACGCGCTACATTGAATTTCATTCAAGATCGCAAAACTTTGCTAGTTCCTGTATTTTGTAGTCCCACACAACATGTTGCAGTAAATACGCTATGCGCTGTATACGTTTATACCGAAGATGCTGTAGAGCGCATAATTCCATTACGTCATTCCGAACAACTAAGGGGCTTTACTGAACTTGTCCCGGAGTTTTTGGCATTAGAGAATATCTTTGTTCATGACAAGAAGCAATGGCTACAAACGGGAGGCAATGGGGCCGTATGGGATGTTAAGACATTGTGGTGGTATACATACTCTGAAGCATATGATGAATCACATTATCCAACGGCAGCACATCGTTTTTATTGGCGCCGTCACACAAACTTGCCAGCAGTTAATAGCATTGTGCCATTACAGCAACATTTAGCAATGTGTCAAAAGATTCGACACTATGCTTGGCCAATGTGTGTTAATGCAGAATTAACAGAATCATATTTACAGTTCAATGCAACATATCCGCAAGTATTTGCACGTATTGAATCTGCAGGATTGGCAGTTACCGAAGATTTTCGTATGCCAGAATTAATTCATTCGGGTCGAGTATATTCACAATACAATTATCATACAGTAACAGGTCGACCTAGTAATGCATTTGGTGGATTCAATTTTGCCGCAATGAACAAAGAAGATGGTACTCGAGCAGCATTTTGTAGTCGATTTGAACGGGGTGCTTTAGTCGAAATGGATTTTGATTCATATCATGTTAGATTGATTGCAACGGCTATTGGATATGAATTGCCCGCATCTTCTATACATGATTATTTAGGTAGATTCTATTTT